TGGTAATAGGCGGTATCATAAGGATCATGCTGCAAGATTTCGACTTGCAGCACCACGCGGGCTGGCCCGTACAGAACCGTTGGCACTGCCGATGCGATCTGAGGCATCGCCGCCAACAGCCTTTCGCGCGGCTCGACCACTGTCAGGTTCGGCACATAGGCCGGTATCTCGCCCTGATCCGCAGCCAGAACCGCAGGGGAAGCCGGAACGCCGGTCAGTGTCGCGCTCAGATCGTCCTCATTGCGGATCGACGTGACCAGCACTTCCATGCTTTCCTGCGTCATCTCCTCAATCAGGACGAGGTCACCAACCGCCACGTCAAAGGCATCGCCCGACACCCCCCCGGCGACCGTCCAGATGCCATCAACCGAAACCGGCGGGCTTGCATTGAACACCAGCGCCTCACCCGACGCCCGCCGCACCACCGCGCGATAGCTTGAACCGGCAAGCGACATCAGATCATCCAGAACAAAGGTCTCGATTGATCCATCCGGGTATGTGGTCAGGCTCTTGATCCGACCGGAACCGACACCGATCAGCGGCACATCATGGACCAGCCGCACCTTGTCGCCCATGGTCACGCGCAGGTGGTCGAGACCGCAGGACCAGGTGAACTCTTCCGGTCTCAGAATGGCCTGCGCCAGATGATAACGACCCAACCGCCAGGGATTGCTCTGGTTTCCACCGTCACCAAGCACAACGCCGGTCAATTCCAGCGTTTCAAATTCGGTCGCGTTCGACGCGTCATAGCCATCCGCGTAAACAACAATCTCATCCTGCTGCCAGTCCAGCGCCTCGGACGTGCAGCGAACCCGAAACCCATGTATCTCTTTTGGGAAAGTGATCCGCCCGGTAAATCCCCAGCTGTTCCGGGGCGAGAACTGCTGAATGACCGGCCCCACGCCACCATCACGGATAATTGTATATTTCAGATCGCGCATGGTGCGCCGCGCACGACCCGCAGCGCAGATGATATCCAGCACATCCGCAACCGTAGTGGCCTGATCAATCACCGTGTCACAGGTCCAATGCGGCTCATCTGTGGCCCATGCCAGCAGATCCTCAAGATCCAGACGTTCATCCGCCAAGGGCTCGCGCAGCATCGGCCCCATCAGCGCACGGGCGTAAATCCATGCCGGATGCCGAACCGGCTTCGGCGCTGACCAGGCCGACCCATCCCAGACCGGGGCCATCTGGCGCACAATCCCGTTCAGGGTATCGATCTGGCCGTTGATCTGCTCGGACGCCTTTATCTTTATCGCAATTTCGGCAATGTCAGGATTACTGGGCAAGTTCCCGGCCCGCACAGAACGGATCGCCGTCAGGTAGGACTCATCTCGCAATTGCTGGTTGCTTGTATCAGGCGAACGCCGCTCGACACGGATTTCATATTCCCCGGGGGATGGCAGATCGAACGTTTCCGTAAACCGAACCGACGAAGATGTTTTGGCGCGGTGGGTAATGATGCCCCACGACACCCAGCCGCCCCCCGAAACCGGGCGATAGGAATACTCGATATCGACCGACCTTGATAACAGATTCCCGTCATCCTCGAATTCAACAAGTCCCTGAAACGTGACATCGACCGACACCGACTCCGTTCGCGTGCGGGTGGTACGGGTGACGCCCGCATTGTTGTTCAGCCGGACGCTGTACGCATCCTCAACCACATCATCGGGATAAAGGCGCATACGCTCTGATCCGGTGCGCCAGGCCCTGACCAACGGGGCGAGTTTCGGCATGTGGCGCAATGTTTCATCGCGATCCACGTTCAGAAACTCGATTTCGATGTCGTCAAAATCGGTGATCGGCGTTGTGCCAATCCGCAGCGTTTCCAGCGCAACAGGGCCGTGTCCAAACGTATAGCGTCCCCGAAACCGGATGTTGTCTTTCTCGCCTTCGGTGAACCCCTTGGCCGTCTTGGGCGGGAACATCTGATGACGCCCCAACACGGTTGGAAAAACGCCATAAAGGTTTTCGGCATTGCTGGATCCGGTGATGGTGAAAAACTGTCGGCCCCCATCCCCGCTTGCCTCAGACGGCTTGGACGGCGCAATCAACGCATTCACCAGCAGCGATCCGACGATTGTGACAGCGGCATAGACCGCCGCGTATCCAATCCCAGCCGCACTAATAACACCAGCCGTGACCAAAGACCCCGCAACAGCGCTTGCCGCCGCCGGAATCGCCGCTGCCAGCACCGCCCCAATCGCAATCGCCTGGACTTTCGGGCCCACCAGAACATGCGCACCCTCTTTGGGGCGTACCTTTGACCACTGGTCCAGCGGCACCACGCTGGAATTCACACCGGCGCTGATGACCACCTGAACATCTTTCAGAAACCGCTTGTCGATACCGCAATCACGGACGATTTCCGCGATGGTCGCGCCCTCGGGGCGAACCGATGTAACCGGCTTGCCCTTCAGCGGATGCTGATAGGCCGCAACTTCAACCGCCATAAACGTAAATCCCTTCCAGCCGGTCACCCCACTCAGAGGCCCGGAAATCGCTGATTTCACTTTCGCCGATGGCGTTTGAGGCATGCAGCATCAGCCGATTGTTGAGCGCATACCCAACGTGCAAAGCCTGATTGCGCACCCTGAACAAAAGGGCGGCCCCTTCGACCGCCCTTTCAACCCGTTCCCAATCTGGCCGCACCTGATCCGCCAGACGCCGCAACGCCGCCGCCTGCACCGTGCAAAGCGGGTCAAACAGCACGCGGCCATGTCTGACCCTCTGAAGCGCCAGAAACAGCCCCAGACAATCATAATAGACCGGCCCCCTGCCCAACTCTCGGTAAGGCAGGCCAATCCACGCATCTGACCACATCAGAACAGGCCGGGCGCGTTTGCGGGGTTCATGGTCTGATAGCCGAACTGGGTTTCAAGGATTGGCTCAACCCCCATCGTCCCGCTGATCTGAAGCGCGTCATATTGCGCCGCGCGCATCTCGACATTCATGGGGCCGATTTCAACGCGATCCGGCATCGAGGCCAGAATCCAGACTATTTGCGCCTGGACCACACCACCCACTTGCCGCAACGCCTCGACCAGACGACGATCAACATTGTCCGCAGCCCAATTCAGAACCGGGATGCCTTCGGCCTCTTCATCGGGCAGCCCCACATCGAACGCCAGCGGGCTGTATTCTTCACCCTGATGCGTTATCGCCTCTCCATTCGGAACGATCCGAATGCTGTCCACCCAACTCGCCTGCGTCAGCTTCACCAGCGGCAGAATGACCTCAGCGGTTTCCTGCGCATGCATCGCCCCAAGCATGTTGGGGCTCAGCGTCGACCTCACGGCAGCAATTCCAAGGACGCGGAAATCTGATAGGCATCAACACCAACCGGCACGACCCCGAACGGCTCACCCTCCTGGACAAACCGAAACGATCTGATTTCATCCGTGATCGGGTGCGGCATGTCAAAAGCCAACGCGCCATACCCCAGATCACTTTCATAAAAGGCATCAAACACCGCCAGGGCGGACTGCGACACCGGCTCAAAGACCAGCGACACAGGGCGCGCGGCGGCTGTGGTGCGCGGGCGCTGGTTCGCTGGCCCCTTGCTGTTTTGCGTGCGAATGACGGCATTCACGGGCGCGCCAATCCTGATCTGATCATAAACCGGGTCAGGTAAAACTGCTGGCCAAGTCGGCATTATGAACCCCTCGCTTTGTCTCGGACACCAAATTTCCGGCCCATAGACCGGCTGAACTTTCCGCTCATGATCCCGTCATTCACCACATCATGGATCATCACGCGCAGCCCGCGCCCGTCCGAGGTTGGCTGCGCCTCGGCCTGCGCACTATTGGCGTGATTGTGGATTTCAACATGCACCGCGGGGGATGGGCCAGCAGCGGCGGCAATCGCGGCGGCAGAAGCCCGCGGGACAACCGGGGCAGGGGCCACTGCCTGCACACCCAGCTTACCATCCGGGCCGCGCGTCAACGGCAGGATAGCTTCCGGCCCAGCCTCGCCCATCACACCCGCCTGATCACCGCCGAACCGAAAGAAGGTCGGGCGGTCCACAACGCCCCCATTAGCAAAGGGCACGACGCCTGATCGGTCAAATGCGTTGCCCTTTGCATTAAAGAGCGCGCTGAACACAGCACCAAATATACCACCAGCGCCGCCCCCGCCGCCGCCCGCACCAATCCGCGAGAATTGCTCAGCCAGCAGATCGAACGACTGGTCAAACGCCAAGTCCAGCAACCGGTCCTTGATGCTGCCAATTGCATCCCCCAGGCTTTCTGCCGAGCGCACATCCCGCAGCATGTTTTGGGCGAAAGCCTCAGCTGCATCTTCACTGGCAGATTTCACATCGCCAAGGCGATCCGCAGTCGCTTCCAGCTGGGCTTGAATCAAACCTTCAGCCTCAGCTCGGGACAGACCAAGTGAAATCAGCTCAGGCATCAGCTCTTTCAGGCGTTCACGCTCGCGCGCCAATTCCCGTTCAATGAACAAGGTTCGGTCACCCTGATCACCGACCAGCTCAAGCGCCGCCGCAAGATCACGTTCACGGTCGCGCCGCGCGCCGCTGGCCCCCTTTTCATCACGCTCATCAAACCCTGCATTGATCTGGGCGCGGCGCGCCTGAAAGGCGGCTTCTGCCGCGTCCAGCTCGCGTTGCGACGTGTTCGCAGCCTTCAGCTGATCGACCAGCTTGGCATATGATGCCTCTTCGCGTGCCAGCGCCTGATTGCGCTCATCCAAAGCGCCAATTCGGGCCGCATCCAGATATGCGTCAAGCTCTTTACCAGCGCGCCGCGATGCGTCTGCCGTGCCGTCGATTTCCGCTGTCGCGCGCTGAAACAGGTCATTGAATTCAGCCGCTCGGGCCGCTTCTGCTGGCCCCCAGCCGACCGGATCACCCAGACCCTCAAGCGCGGCGTTGCGGTCCTTGGCCGCTTGGGTCAACTTTTCCTGAACCTTCGCCGCATCCCGTAGGGCTGGGATTTGAGCAATCAGGCCCGCAACACCCTTGGATGCAGCACTGGCCTTGTCAGCCAGCGTATCGGCATCATCCCCGGCATCCGCAAGCGCGCCGCCCAAGCGATCCATCACAGCCGCTGCCTCTTCAGCGGTGCCGGTCAACAGCGTCACCTTGTCGTCAGCCACCTCGAACCCTTCAGAAGTCGCAAGCAGCTCGTCCAAGACGGGCGCAAAAATCTTGAGCATGTTGGCGAAGCCAAGACCGCCCTCGCGTGTCAGGTCATTCAGGCGCTGCTTGAACTCATCTGACCGCACAGACCCTTCGACAAACTGTCCGATCAGCTCTGCCAGCTCAGGGTTCTTACCCAACAACCCAGTAAAGACAGGCTTACTGAACTCATTGCGCGCCGCATCGCGCGCGGCTGCCAGTTTCTTTTCAAGCTCGTCAGCCTCGGTAAGAGCCTGCGCCAGCGAAACCGATCCGAGGTTTTTGCGCAGCACTTCGACCTCGCCACCCGCCTCGGCGTAGGCAGCGCGAAGCTCTTGAACACTCTCCGTTGTCTGAGCGGTCAGCCGGTCAACCTCGCTGGTACGGGTCGCCATGACAGCCAGAGTTGCTGAAATTGCCGTAAAGGCCAGCCCGATAGGCCCCCCAAAAAAGGACATGACCCCCTGCGCTGCACGTAGCGCCCGAGTCGTGATCCGCGTTGCCGCCGATAGCTGACGTTGAGCGGCTGAGTGGGCAGCGGCTGCAGCCGTAGCCCGCGCCTGCGCGCCCGCCAGAGCCGTTGCAGCTTTTGCTTGCGCACGATCCGCCGCCGCCGCAGCCGCAGAGGC